GACGCTGATACCGGGTTCGTTCACGACCGATAAGGTCATCGGCAGGGCTTGGGACTTGGAAGGCAGCACGGCAAGCGGTACGGTCAAGCAGTTGAACACGGGATACCGATTAGCGCAGTACAACTCAATCGCTCAAGGCACAAAGTCTTGGTTCTATCAAACAGGCGTGAGCGGTTCGTTTGCAACTGGTGAATACGTCGCCAACGTTCCATTCGTCAGCCACATTGACAACCCCTACGCACCGACCGAGGACCTTGCCTTTGGTATTCCGAGGCAGGTCTTCTACAATGCGGTCAACGCAAGCGGTACGCCAATCACCTACACGAACAACAACCTTTACAACAAGTATTGGCTGAATTACATCACCGAAACGACCTCCAAGGAAGCCTTGCAGTTGGAGTTGACGATGGTCTTGAACTGCGTGGACATCTACCAACTTGACTTCCGCAAGCCCATCTATTACAACGGCATTCGATGGCGTTTGCTTGAGATTCGGGACTATACCGTAGGCGAAGCAAAGCCGTGCCGGGTAACGCTCCGAAGGATTCTCAACCTCGCAGAGTTCGTGCCTGTAACGAGCGTTCCAATAACAAGCGACCCTGCTGGATTACCGAACGGACCTATCGACCCTGACCCAGCGGATCCTGACTACGAACCACCCGTAAACCCTGAATTACCAACCCCCGGATAATGGCAGTAACTAAAGAAATCGTCCTCGAAGTAGGAATCAAGGACTCCACCGCACAAGGCACGACGAGTGCGAAGCAGCGTCTGCGTGAACTCCAAAAGACGCTCATTGATATGTCTTTGGCCGGGCAAGAAGGCACGAAGGCTTTCAAGCAAATGGAGGCCGAGGCAGGGAAACTGAAAGACCAAATCGGGGACACCTCGCAGCGAATCAAGACCCTTGCAAGCGACACCGTAAGAATTGACACCGTTGTTTCAGCGGTGCAGGGGATAACGGCAGGGTTCCAAATCGCTCAAGGTGCAGCAGCGTTGTTCGGGTCCGAGAACGAGGACTTGCAGAAGTCTTTACTCAAGGTCCAAGGGGCCATGGCTCTCGCTACTGGAGTGCAACAGGTCGCCAACCTGCTCAACAAGGACTCCATCCTAATAACCCAAGGGCAGGCAGCAGCGCAGGCACTCTACGCAACCGCAGTCGGTGCGAGTACGGGGGCGATGAAGGCGTTTAGAATCGCCCTCCTTGCTACGGGTATCGGTGCAGCCATCGCAGCCGTAGGTCTATTGATAGCCAAGTGGGACGAACTGACGGCAGCGGTCCGCAGGTTCCTGAACCTACCCGACCCGGCCATCGCAGCGAAAGCAAGGGAGCAGGCGTTATTGCGTGAAGAAGCAGCCCTCTCCAATTACCGGGATGCATACGAAGCCCATACAAACGCTCAAATCGCAGCAGACCAAAAGAGGGAGGCACAGGTCAAAGAACGCCAACGCAAGGAAGCAGAAGCCACGCAGAAGCGTTTGGAGCGACTAAGGGAAGAAAACAACGCCATCATCAAGTTCGTAGAGGACCTGAACCTGCAACTCTACGAAATGGAGTTGGATAGGTTAAGCCAGCAAGAGCAACTGCAAATCAAAGCCATGCAGTCCGAAGCACAAAGGCGGATGCAGGTGGACACGGCTGACTCAAAATCCAAGATGGGCCAAGCCCAGCGTGAAGAGGACCTTGCTGGATTGCGTGAGAAATACGTCGGTCAATCCTTTGGGGTTATCAACGACATCATCATCGCATCGGCAGGAAAGAGCGAGGCAGCACAAAAGCGGGCTTTCAATGTCGCCAAGGCTGCATCCATAGCCCAAGCCATCGTGAACACCTACCTTGCCGTCAGTTCGGCACTCGCTTTGAAGCCGAGTGAATCCGTATTCCCCGGACAAAGGTTCGTGGAAGCAGGTCTTGCTCTTGCTGCTGGTCTTGCAAACGTCGCCAAGATTAAGGCCCAACAATTCCAAGGCGGTGCAGGTGCAGGCTCACCCGGTGCAGACGTAACGGGTGCAGGAGCAAGCGTTGCACCACCCCCCATCTTTGCGAACCCACAAACGACCAACCTCGGCACGGGCGAACTCTCGGCAGGCCAAGGCCAAGGAACGCAACCAATGAGAGCCTATGTCGTGGAACGGGACATCACCCAAAGCACTCGCAGGGTTCGGAGGTTGGAGGAATTTGCAACTCTTGGAGCCTAACCACATTTACCACTATGGAACTACCCATTTACAGGATGACCGTGGACGAGGTGGATGAAGGGGTCCAATTCGTGGCCCTGACCGATATGCCTGCCATCGAACGGCCATTCCAAGCATTCAGCAAGGCCAAGCAGAAGTTCACCGAAACAGGCGAACGCAGGGTACTGACTGGGCCTCTCATGCTTGCAGACACGCCCATCTTTCGCAAGGACGAAACCTACGGGGAATACTACGTCGTGTTTGACAAAGCCACCATCCGCAAGATAGTCCAAAAGTATTTCAAGCAAGGCAACCAGCACAACGTCAACGCTTACCACAACGCCGAACTGGATGGCGTGTTTATGTTCGAATCCTACATCACCGACTCCGAGCGTGGCATTATGCCTCCCAAGGGTTACGAGGACACACCCGACGGCTCTTGGTTCGGTTCCTTCAAGGTTGAGAACGACGAGGTGTGGGACAACCGCAACCTGTTCCGGGGTTTCTCCGTTGAAGGGCTTTTTGGGATGGACAAGACCGAATCCGAACTAGAGGTCGCACTCGCTGGCCTTGCCGATGAACTTACCGCTTTTTTGCAACAATTAACCCCCACCTACAAATCCCACTAACTATGAACCTGAAAAACGCAATCGAATCCCTGCGGACGGAACTCCGCAAATTCAGCATTCAAAAGCAGTCCTTCGCTGACTACAAGTTGACCGATGGCACGGTTGTCCGTGTTGACGGGGACCTCGTTGCCGGGACTGCCGTTTACGTCGTTGCCGAAGATGGCACTCTCCCTGCCCCCGATGGCGAACACGTCGTTGAGGGCGTTGGCACAATCAAGACCGAAGGAGGCAAGATCGTTGAGGTCATCGCTGCCGAAGTAGCAACCCCCGAAATCGAAGCCTTGCCTGTTGCTGCTGAAATCACCCCCGAAGTTGCCGTTGAGGTTACCGAAGAAATCAAAGAAGCCTATCCTGCCATGACCCCCGAAGTCGTCGAGGCCATCGTCGCCAAGCACCTCGGAGCCATCATGGAAGAACTCAAGGCAGCCTATGCCGAGATGGGAAAGATGAAAGAGAAAATGTCCGCATTTGCATCGCAGGTCGAAACCATGGCCGACATCGTCGAAAAGGTTTCCGAACTTCCTGCCGAAGCCCCAAAAGCAAGCGGTTCAGCAATCGTTGAGCAACGCAAGGCTGCTGCATCACAGAACTTCAACGCTCTCGCACAAGCACTCCAATCACTCAAATCCAAAAACTAAACCCCTAAACCCCCCCACTAACCATGGCATTTACTTTCGCAGGATTAACCTCCTACACCGACCAAGAGAGGCTTCCTCTCATCACCAAAGCGGTATTCTCCGCTCGTTCAGCAGCCCTGTTCACCAAGCAGGTGGGCATCAAGTTCGCTGCTGCCCTCAACCTCATGGACACCGATGCTTTGATTCAAAGCGGTGATTCTTGCGGTTACACTACATCAGGAACGACTGCCTTCACTCAGCGGAATATCACCGTTGGCCGTATGAAGGTTCAAGAAACCTTATGTCCTCGTTCCTTGGAACAATACTGGATGCAGACCCAGTTGACCGCTGGCTCTACCTACGACGGCGTTCCCTTCGAGCAGGCTTTCTCCGAGCAGAAGGCTCTCCGTATTGCCGAGGCGTTGGAAAACGCAATTTGGCAGGGTAACGCTTACTTCAGCGGTATCAACCAACTTTTGAACGCTGCTTCAGGTTCTACCATCAGCGGTAACACGGGTGCGGTTTCTGCCTCCGTTGGTATCACTACAAGCAACGTCATTGCAATCTTCGACGGAATCTACAACCAAATCCCGCAGGCCATCCTGACCCGCAACGACCTCGTAATCTTCTGCGGCTGGAACAACTTCCGTACCTTGATTGGTGCTTTCAAAGCCTCCACAGGCGTTATGTACAACCAAGTTGACTTGGCTGGACTTGCTGACGGGGACATCATCTATCCCGGCACAAACGTTCGTGTCGTCGCAGTTCCCGGCTTGACCAACACCAACCGCATCGTCTGCACATACCTCGGCAACCTGTTCTACGGAACTGACTTGCTTTCCGACGAGGAGCAGTTCTCGATTTGGTTCAGCAAAGACAACGACGAAGTCCGCTTCCAAGCAGCCTTCAAAGCAGGCGTCCAGTTCGCTTATCCCGACCTGATTGTTGACTTCCGCTTGACCTAATGTGTAGGGGGGAGGGAAACCTCCCCTCGCTTTTTTGTTCTCTTGAAACTTAAAACCCAAATACACATATGTCCTGCTCCCTAACAACTGGCTACGCCCTCGGCTGCCGTGATTCCGTAGGTGGAATCAAAACAATTTACGTCCAAGGCTGGAATGCTACGGG